ATATGGCATCTAACATTTCCATTTTTTAAGACTTTTGTTAACACGGCTATTTGGATCATTTGCCGTCTTAGCAGAAGTTAACTTCTTCTTTAAGCCTGACATCCTGGCACAGAATGACTTCTTACGACTACCACCTTCTGGCTGAGGAGCCTTCAATCCGGGCTTACCGGGATTAGCTGCGTTATATGAAGCCCTACCCTTAGCGTTTAAGCCGCCACTCTCAGACTTGCCTTCAGCTCTTTGCCATGCAGGAGTCTTAGCCATTATCTGTACCCTGCTGTTTTCTTTGCAATAGTCTTAGGCTGTGCCACAAACTGCTTGCCTGCTGCCTTACCTGCACGTTTTGCCCGGGTAGTTGCTGCGTACTCTGCTGGGCTTAAAGACTTTATTGCTGCTTCTGGCAAATAACGCTCTCCCGTTTTGGAAGAAGGTTTTCCTGACTTAGTACGCCATTTCTGGTCGCCCCAATCTTTCAGGGATTTCTGCGGAGCCTTCAATCTTTATAACCCCCACCCGCTGCCTTATATTTCTTAGCTACAAGTTGTGCCTTCCTAGCTGACCATTCCCCAGCGCCAGTACCTTGAGTTGCCGCTGCCTTTACCTGAGCCACAATCTTCTTACGAATGGTAGGCTTTGTGTAATTACCAGCAGCATTAACTTTGGTTTTAGCCATTAAACAAACTTCCCGCGAGTCTTGCCACGTTGTTCAATGCCACCACCACGAGCGTATTTAACTGTACCACCAGCTTTCTTACCACCACCAGTAGAGCCTTTATACCCTGCATCCAGCAGCTTTTGGAGTCTTGCTTCTTCAGCTACCTTACGCATTTCTTCCATAGCTTTATCGTCAGGCGTAGGGTCATTCTTAGCTGCGGTACGTGCAGCTTGCTCTGCTGGGACTTTAGGTTTAACTGCAATTATGACTGCCATTATACAATCTTCCCTTTAGTCTTACCGCGTTGCTCAACACCACCACCACGAGCAAACTTAGCCGTCTTAGGTTCTTTAGCTTCTTTCTTGGCATACTGGGCAGGGGTTACTTTGCCTGAAGCAAGTTTCTTAGCTGTATTTTTCATCCAAGGGGCTTCTTTCTTACCCTCAGACTTCTCTCCAGCTACAAATTGCTTTGGGGTAATTTTCTTACCAGCCACTGCTTTAGCTTCGCCAAATTCCTCGTTATAAGATTCCTTACCGCCAAATAGTTTTTTAGCCACATTTCCCCCATCCTTAAATTTAATCCCTGCATTAGGTGCGGAGATTGCTGTCTTATTCCCCGCACGGATTTTCCCACCCTTCTTAGGCTCTGGACTCATGAAAGACATTTCTGTACTCTCTTGGGTCCTACCCCCTCTCTTAAACCTCTTGCCCTTATCTGCCTGTGTAAAATCTTCAGCTACACTAGCAGGAACACCAACCTTCTTAGCAAAGGCTGGGTCATGAGATGCTGCCCTCATCAGATTAGCTTGAGCTTTTGATTTGCTAGGCATGACTAGCCATAAAAAATAGTAACATCAATAGTATTAGTCATAGCTGCATATATACCATTATAGGCAAGTATTCCCTCACCCGGAATCAGCATATTTTGCACATTGTTTGCTGCATTAGCATCCGTTGCCATCAGGAACCTCTGGGCATACACACAAGCTGTACTAGCAGCAACCGTGCCGGTATTTACGTCCACTACTGTAAATGTGTTTGCATTCACAACAGTAATTACATAGTTACCAGCAGTTCCTTGGTTTGTAGCTACAGCAAAGTTTAACCCTAGTATCTGCCCATCAGTCAAACCATGACTGCTCTTAGTAACTGTAATTAATGTACCAACACGTTCATAAGTAGCAGAAACAGGGACCGTAGTGGTATCCCAAAGAGTAAGTGTCGATGCCCCAGAAGATACCGTCATTAATCCTTTTAACCGAGTTCTCTCTTTAAGAAAAAACCCATTTACATTTAGGTGCCCTGATTTTACGTCAGTTTGCATAGTCATAATTACCCCCAATACTACGAATCAGAGAAAGGAGTTGCTATTGCACCTGAACCATTCAGTGTAGCCTTAACCATCCATTCAAGGGCACTTATTACTGTAACCTCTACATAACTACCAACCAATCCACCAGTAGTCGTACCATTTAACGTAATAACTGCGTTGGTTGCGGCTGGGAAGAATGATTTACCCGTAGCGGTTGTATCAATACCAATAAATACGCTACCGTAAAACTTATCAGTCGTACCTGAGGTAGTAATAATCAGAGCAGTTGATGCTGTCTCAATAAAGAACTTAAACGTAGCACCTTGGTTATTCAGTCCAGCTGGAGCAAACCCGGGACCATCAGCTGCACTTGCTGCAGTAGCATTAATTAATGGGAGGGTGAGGGTAATAGCTGCGCCGTTAACACGAAGCATCCGACCTGCATGGGCATCTACGGTTAGTTGAGTAGAAGCAGTAAGGTTAACAGTAGCACCGGGACCTGCATTGATGAGTCCACCTAGTGATCTGACGGGACCTTGGAATGTTGACTTTGCCATAATATATCTCCTGTGTTATAGCACTTCATCCACACTGTCTCTACAACGTCTGCTAGGTCAGTCAGAGTGGAGTATAAGAATCCTAGACGCTACTCGCTTTATACACCTATTTAGATATGTGTGCAAGAGGGTTTACGTGCCGCCATCATCTTTGCTCTCCATACTGGATCGGCCCACAAAGCCTTAGCCGCAGCTTTCTTAGCCGCCTTTACTTCGTCCCTATTAGCTATCTCTTTGTTATTAGCCGTCTGTATTGCAGCATACTCCGGGTTAGCCCATTGCGCTTTAGCTTGCATACTCGTTTTAGCCTTAGAAGCTGTGGTATTACGCGCCGCCTTAATGTTAGCAGCCATAACAGCACCCTTAGTAGCCCATACTTTCTTAGAGTTAATGGACTTGATTGCTAGTGCCTCTGGTGTACTCTGCGCTGCCTTCTGAGCTGCAACTATCTTCGCACGGTATTCTGGATCTTGCCAATTTACTAGTGCCCCATACCTATCTACTCCCTTTTCCGTATCATTCTTAATATACCCCGAGGCCCCTTCACCCCCTGCGGTCCTGTTAAATAACGTACCTGTTTTTAAATCCCGCCTACCGTATAGTTCTATTAGCTGCACCTCCTTTGCAAACGCCTCCTGCTCATCGGCGGTTTCAAATACACGTTCTACTACCGCCACTAAATGGGCTCCTCGTAGATGGGATAAGAAATCCTGTAGGGGTTTATTGTGTGACCCTCTTGACCAATGAGATATGTCTCTATCTCCTGTCCCTTTACCCACATATACTGGCTGATTATTTTTAGTGGGGCGTGGGTCTCTATACACGTATACATAGAACATAATGAACCTCCTTTAACATTTGAGGGCTCATTATATGTACATGGACGGTGAATGTCAAACGTATTTCGCTAACCTACGAATTTACAAACCTTATTATAAATATAACGCCCATAAAAAACCCCACGTCTTAGGTGGGGTTAGTGTTGCTAAGTACTTGTTTCTACTACGCTCCTGGACTGCCCCAGATACCAAGGGGATCAGAGACTCCAAACGAGTACCGTTCGCGGCTCTTGTAACGCACGTTACCAGTATCGAAGTCACCATCCATCGAAGTAGCCAGAGGTGTACGAACAAAATGCTTTAAGCCGTTAGGCACGTCAGTCAACAAGAAGTAACCATTGGTGTCGGTCAAGAAGTGGTTTACACAGTAACCTTCAGGAATAACGCCCATGTTCTTCAATGCATTGATGTCGTTGTCAGCTGTGCCAACACGCAGTTCGGTCTTCAACAAACGCTCTGCAACGAATTGCAGTGAAGGTGGAACGACCAGCTTACGTGGTTTAGCAGCAATCAACAGACCACGCTCATCTTTCCATGCAGCGATTTGAATTACAGCGGCCTCGAGGGTCGTTTCGTTCAGATCAGCAGCGGTTGATTGCGTATTGCTGTTTGTGCCGCCGCTAACCAGAGGATGGTCTGTAGCAAATAGAACTTTACCGTCGCCGTAGGTAGGGTTGCCTGAACCAGTGAAACCGGAGTTCAGAATATCTGCAGCCTTAACTTGCTTGGTGTAGCTCATTGCACGAGCCAAAGCCTTGGTGTAGCGTGAAGACAGTGCATCATACAGATTGTCTTCAACAGCTTCTTCAGTAATAGAGAAGCCCAAAGCAATGGTCTGATGGTTGAAGCGAGCGGTCCATGCTTCTTGCCCATTGTCGTAGGCGATTGCATTACCTTCACTCTTTACCGGTGCGGCGCTGAAACCTGACAGCTTGGTTTCTTCTTCAAACGAACGCTCAGAAGTCTCAGTTTCGTAGAGCTCTTTGTGTTCTTCGCCGTAACGCTTGTACTCCAGACCAAACAAGGCATTCAGCCCCGGGAGTAGTTCTTTAAGTAACTGTGCACGTGATATTGCCATGATTAAACTCCTTTAACTGTGTTATACGAATGCCAACCGGGGTTTACTTTTACAAACACATCGGTAAATGCATCGCCAACAGCTGAAAAACCCTTCATATCAGGGAAGCCAACAACACGGAAACCGGCTGTAGTTTGAATAGCAGAACTACCAGCAACAATAGATGCTGTTGAGTTGCCTGTAGTTGTACTACCTGTAAGTACTGCGCCTGTTGAGAAGAAGGTGTTTGCACCTAAAGCAGCAATAGTTACGGAACCAGCAGATTGTACTTGGAATATAACTTCAGGATCGTCGATGACGTAAGCTACGCCATTTAGTGAACCGGAAGGATAGTATTGACCAAATACAGTCTGACCTTGCGAGTTTGTGTATGAGGCACCTACAAAAACGCCAATCGTACCCGTGTTATCGGTAGAACCAATAGGCCACGAATTAGTGGTTGCGTCAGCGCCGGTAGCAGATACAAGCTCCAAGTAGCCAGTGCTTTTGATGTACACTAAACTACCAGTGAAAACATTAGCAGAGTAGCCAGCAGGGTCAAATTGCAAGGAACGAGTGCTACCAGCATACGGTAGTCCTCCGATCCGGTTTACGGGTTTAAGGCCGTAGGGGGTTGCGGTCGATGCCATAATAAATCTCCTTATATTTCGTTATTTAGATCCTGACCCAAATGTAACCTTGCTGCGTTTTTCTGCAAACAAAGGCATACGCGAGTCACTTTCTCTCATAAAGTTGTTATCCACAGAGTCCATCTGGGATCTAGTAGCATTGGAAAAATACTCAGTCCGTTGCTTAATAAACTCCTCAGGTATCTT